CCTTCTAATTCACTCAACAGTCTTGCGATTGTCGTTGGATTCTTTGGATCTACGTTCCATTTCGATTTCATTTTGAATTTCCTTCGCAAGTTTCAAAGAACGACGCCAAATCAAGTATTTTACAATTGGATTTCTTGGATCATTCAGTAGCATCCACTTCATTCTTTCAAACCAAATTCCTACTAATTTGGAAATAAGATTCACTAGAATTGCAACACTATTATCAGTTACGATAAAGTAAGCAATTACAGCAAAAACAAAAAACCAAAAGTAGTAGGAAGCAGTCATTTAATTAAAGCATTATGTCTATTTAATACCGTTAAACTGCCTCATAAATTGCAAACATTGCTTGAATTGTTCCCATTCCGCATCAGAAAAATTATCCGATGCATAAGGAATATTCACAATCGCAGCACAAACCCGATTTACATTTACAGTAATCATCATCTCATTTGCAGATGCTGGAGTCGCAAACGCAATCAAAAATGGAATTGCAAGAAGTCTTTTCATAGAAATTGATCCAAAGTTGATACAGATTGACCTTTGCTTGCTTTTTTGATATAAGACACTGCAGATTTATAGTTGTTTGCAGTGTGAACTTGTTGTCCTTTGTAAATGATGATGTATTTTTTACCAGTCCAACAGACTGCTGCCCATTCACCATCTTTACTTACAAAACCATTTGGGTCTCCTGGAGTTGGATTCAGGAGACTTTCATTTTGAATGTTAGACATCAATAAACTGCAGTAACACTGATGACTTTTGCGGAAGGATTTCTTGAAATTGCTGTCCGTTTGGCATCATCATAATCCCGTGCTTGCACTTCCTCATAGAAAACTTTACCAGCAACATAGAGTTGAACTTTGCAACGCATTTGAGGATTCCTCCTTTGTGTATGAGTATATTATAAGGGATTTGGGCAGTCTTTAAGTGTCTGTTGTGACAGTTTGAAAAGTGTCAGCGGCGGACCACCGACACAGCAACCTCACCTTGCTTGAAGATGATGTCCGTCACGTTCTGGACTGCCTTCGCAGTGCCCTCTGACGCCTTGTCAAAGGTCGGGCAAATAACCAGACCATAGGATTTAGCATACGATTCTAAATCGCCTGCCTGAAGCGTCCCAGAGCGGATTCCAGCAGCGTCTGCAGGATGAAGACGCAGAGTCCTGCCGACCGTTTGACCGATGCCCACAACGTCCATAGAACGCATAAAGACGACTGCCTCCAGTGCCGAAATGTTGATGCCTTCTGCAAGAATACTGTGGTGAAGCACAATAAACTTCTTGTCAGCATTCTTACCCCAAGCATTCAGAGTATCAAAGAACTGCTCACGATTGACCTTCTGACCATCAATAAAAGCACCGTGCTTCGCAGTGATATGAAGCACAGAATAACCCTGTTCGGCAACCTGATTCGCAAAATCAGATTCAGACAACAGAGCAATGATATGCTTGGTTGCCTTCGCACAAATCAGAATCTTGTTAACAGGATGCTCAAAAATGGTTTGGAGGAGATACTCACAGTCCCGTTGAGCAATATCCTCACCCTTGACCGAAAGACGCATTTGCTTTGCGACCACTTGAGGAGGAATAATGTAACCATTCTCCACCAGTTCGGGAGCAGGAACTTTGGCGATAATGTTACCGTAGACAGCAACATCATTCATACCAGGTTTGGAAATCGTTGCCGAATACTTGGGAGTTGCGGTAAAGAAATAGCAACGACCTGCCTCTTGAGAGAAATGCTCTACCGCAGGAAAGAAATCACGACGCACAGAATTGTGTGCCTCATCAAAGTAAATTGTATCTACTTGAATATCGGAGCGAACAATCTGCTGCAGAGAATTATAGGTCGTGAAAATCAGTTTGTGACCTTCTACAGCATCATACCAAGCACGAATCACACTAGGATTAGTGCTGCTGAAGTGATGAGTCTCGCCCGTGTGGACATGCATCACGTGAGCATTGGTGATGAACTCTAAGTATTCCGAAGACAACTGCTCGGACAAGAGGATGCGTGGGCACACCACTACAATGGTTTGAGGAGTTTCTTTGAGAAACTGCTGAATCGCATCAAAGATTCCTACGTTGGTTTTACCACCACCGGTAGGGAACACACAGATTCCTTTCAGATACTGTTGAAGAGCATCCAGAGCGGTTTGCTGATGAGGGCGGAGTTGAATCACTGGGGTTTCATCGTGTATGGAAGTATTATAGCAGAAAACCACCCCTGCTGTGACACGGTGGACGGTTTGAGAAGTGTCCTTATAGAATCTTAGACCCTTATCTCAAAAGGAACAAACCTATTCTAATGGGATTCTTGAGGTTTGTCAAGGTTTTTTGTAATATCCTCAAACTTCTTATCCCAACTTTCTTTGTCTTCTTTCCATTTATTCAAAGGACAACTATCAAGAATAATCTTTGCCTTTGCAGGAATAAAACATCCACATTCTTTACAGCGATTTTCTAATTCATTGTATTTTTCACATTTTTTACAAGTATTAATTCTTTCTTCATAAACATCATCAGAAACAAACAATACTTTATCTTGATTCTTTTGAATGTAATTGATGAGATCCCAAGAAAACTTTGCTAAGTTTTTTCCTTGTTCAACTAAAGATGGATAATCCTGATTTTCAGACATTTTAATCAATTCAAAGTTTCAAATATTTATTATGGTAGGTATAATCCCTTAATGGTTGATGAATTGATTGTCCCCGAAACAGAATAGTTAGATCCTGAGATTGCTCTTCCAGAAGGTCCTCCGTTTCCACTGTTTGTAGTATTTCCACCACTTGAACCCCAATCTCCACCACTTCCACCAGTTTCTCCAGTAGCACCATTTGTAGACCCACAACCATTGTTAGGACCTCCTGCTGCCCCTGCTGCCCCTGCTAGAGACCCTGCATTATTGTAACCTCTACCAGGACCCCCATCACCTCCAACACCGCCAGTTCCCCCAGAAACTCCATAAGTTCGAGTGCAAGTTCTATATTGAGTCCATTGACTTGCTTCCCACCAACAATTTCCCCACCAGTTACAAACCTGCCTTCTTCCACATTCACCGCCACCCCAACAAGAACCATTTACATAAGGAGATGGGCACTCTGGACAACTACCACATTGCGATGCAGTATAAGAATCTGTGCAAGTTCCTGGACTTCCCGTAGCACCTGTAGCACCTTTTTCTCCTCCTCCACCACCACCATAGATATTTGCACCACTTCTTACAAACACAACAATATTATTTCCTCCAGAGGAACTCATTGAGAGAGCAGTTCCTCCACTACCACCACTAATTGTGGCAGCAGTTCCTCCAGAACCAGCAGCACCATAAATTCCACCAGAAACATCAACAGTTAAATTATATACAGTTGCATTAAAATCTACAGCAGTTGAAGATATTGAGTTAGATCCACAAGTTCCATTGATATACATCCATTTTCGGATGTTTTTGTTTAAGTTATTGTTCCAAGATTGAGCATCAATATCAAAATTAACATCAGTTCCAGTTTGTGTGATATAATAATACTTGATTGAATTTCTAAATTGAGATATTGCTAGATTAGACGCAGTAGAAATGCTACTATTTTCTGTAGCATCTGGAACAATTGGATTGGTATTTGTAGTTGTTGTATTCCTTCTTAACTCCGAAGCACTAATGGATCCAGATCCAGATTCCTTAAAGTTAGTTCGCAATGAACTAAAGGAAATAGACCCAGAAGAGTAATATGGTCCTGCTTTTGTTACAGATGCTGACATTTCACTTGGATTTTTATTTATTTATTCTTAGGACTTCAATTTATAATAACCGAACCATTTAAGACAGACCTATGAGGAATATTCATATTCTGTTTCTTTGCTTTTTGAACTTCTTCATAACGAAGACGACAATTTTCCAAAATCTCATTTCCATTTGGTAAAGAGTTTATAAATTTTCGGATTGACTCTGGATTAAACATTTGGAGTCCCTGAGCAACTTGAATATAACTATCCACGTGCCAGAACTCTTTTTCTTTTTCAATACTTGTTTCTTCTAAAAATTCTTCTCT